TGAGCAAGCAATTGAGCAATGTTGGCAACATCTTCCGCCCGGCAGTGCAGAGCGTAGATGACCTGTACAAAGACGTTGGTAAAGCAACTAGTGGCACCATCAACGAAGCTGCTAAGCTGGCCTCTGAGCACACTGGAGGCATCGTGTCGCCCGACGCAGCGAAGGTGTTGGGAGCAATCGCTTATGCAGTGTTGACGGGGGATGCAGCCGGAGCATCTAAAGTCGGCGCTACCGATCTAGCCCCTGAAGTGCTCGCCTCGCTTGGCCCTGCGCCCGAGTTTGTATGGTCTGATGCAATGGTTAACCCGTCGATGTTTAGCGCTCCAGCCATATCAGCAGGGGGCGCTACAATGAGCGACGCGGTGATGGCCGACCTGCTAGGCCAAGGCTCCCATATGGGGTTGAACTTGGCTAATGTCGGTTCATCAGTCAACGAGATTTTGAACGCGGCAGACCTGCAGAAGTTCCTAGGCGGACAGACTTCTGGCTTGGTGGGTAACACCGCTGCTTCAGTGGCAGGCCCGTTTGGTCCCGCAATCAACATTGGGCGCTCGGTATTCAACGGCATTCCATTGGCAGACGCAGCAGCTAAAGCTGTAGGCAGCGTGGCGCTGGGAAAAGCCATTCAAGGTGTGGCCCGGGAGACCGGGTTGCCAACAGCAGTAGTAGGTGCGGGGGCCAACTACGGTGTCACTGGCAACGCACCGCAGGCTTCAGATGTGGCTAAGACTGCCATCTCACTTTATAATTCAAGCAACGCCAAGCAGCGTCGGAAAGCATAAGGACACAAGATGGAAGACATCCTAGACGAATCAAGCGAAGCGTTTGAGAACGTGGTAGAGCAGCCTGATGGTTCGGCTATCGTCATGGAGGCTGAAGAAGTTCCGTATGAGAGTCCGGAATTCGGCGCTAATCTGGCAGAAAAGTTGTCCGAGCGCTTCATTGCTGAACTGGGTATTGAGCAGGCTGAACTTATCGAGTCTGACCGTCGTAGCCGGGAGCCTAGGGACAAGCAACAGGCCGAGGGTATAAAGAGGACAGGGCTGGGAAAAGACGCGCCTGGAGGGGCCTCCTTCGAGGGTGCAACCAAGGCTGTCCACCCTATGCTGGCCAAGGGTTGCGTTGACTTCGCCAGTCGGGCCATCAAAGAGCTGTTTCCGGCGACCGGCCCGTGCAAGACGCAAATCATTGGCGAGGCTGACGACGCCAAGATTGACAAGGCCGAGCGCAAGAAGCAGTACATGAACTGGCAGCTTACCGCGCGCATTCAAGAACAGCGCGCGGAGTTTGAGCGGTTGCTGAGTCAGCTGCCATTGGGCGGATCACAGTATAAGCGTTGGTGGTGGGACGGCGCACTGGAGCGCCCCCGCACTGAGACGGTCTACATTGACGACGTGTTCATGCCGTACAGCGTGTCCGACTTCTACACCAGCTACCGCGTGACGCACCGCCAGTGGGTGTCCAAGGCTGAATACGAGTCCCGCGTCGCATCCGGCTTGTACCGTGACATTCAGACTTCGGCACCAAACAGCGGTTGGGCGGACCAGTCTGAGTCCAAGAAGGCGTCTGACCGTATTGAAGGCAATGAGGAAGATGACATTGCCTACAACGACGAGGGGCTGCGTGAGATCTACATGTCCTATGTGGACTTGTCCGTTGAGGAGGATGACGTTGCCGCTGGTAGAACCGCACCCTACATCCTGCACATTGAGAACCATACCCAAAAGGTTCTCGGCTTCTACCGCAATTGGGCCGAAGCTGATGACAGCTTCTCCAAGAAACATTGGATGGTTGAGTACACCTTCATCCCTTGGCGGGGAGGTCCGGGCGTCGGGCTGTTCCATCTTATCGGGTCGCTATCGATTGGCGGCACAGGCGCATTACGAGCACTGTTGGACAGCGCCCACATTGCCAACTTCCCCGGCGGGCTGAAGCTCAAAGGCGGGCGCACTGCCGGGCAGTCCATCCAAGTGAATGCTACAGAGTTGGCTGAGATAGACGCTCCTGCGGGAGTGGATGACATCCGCAAGATGGTCATGCCGTTCCCATTTGCCGGTCCTTCGCAAGTGCTATTCAATCTGTTGGAGTGGCTGACTCAACAAGCTGAGGGGGTTATCTCTACAGCCAGTGAAGCCATCAATCAAGCTGGTTCCGATATGCCTGTGGGCACCGCTTTGGCCTTGATTGAACACGGATCTGTCAACTTTTCCGCTATCCATTCCCGGTGCCACGCCTCGCTCAAGAAAGAGCTAGAGATTCTGCACCGCTTGGACGCAGAAAACATGACCGACGAGGAGACCATTGAGGAGCTGGGCGAGTTGGTGGTAACCCGGCAAGACTTCCAAGGCCCGTTGGACATCATTCCTGTTAGCGACCCCAACATCTTCAGCGAAGCCCAGCGTTACGCTCAGTTGCAGGCGGTGATGCAGTTGTCAGCTAACCCGGCCTTCCAACCGTTTTTCAAACCCGAGCGCCTATTACAACGCTCACTTCGGCTGCTGCAAATACCCTCGCCTGACGAATTCGCCAATTTGCCCAAAGATCCAAAGCGTTTGGGCGCGCTGGATGAGAATTACTTGGTTTGCTCCGCTGAACCTGGGCCAATCAAGGTCTACATGGAGCAGGATGACGTTGCGCACCTTGAGGCGCACTTGCACTTCCTAGTTAGCCCTATCTTTGGGGCCAACCCGCTGGTTGGAACGATGGCGTTTGGCCCAATGATGGCGCATATCAAGGATCACTTGATGTCGCTGTACAAGAAGCACACTAAAGGTGCTGCGGACGCCATGGAAATGATCGCCCCAAGTATGGGTGCAAGCATCACCCGGGCGCAGGCCGAAGCCAAAGGCTGCGCATTTGCCGATCAAATCATGGCACAGTTGTTAGGCCCGATGATTATGCCCGCAATGCAGCAAGCGCAACAACTCGCCACGCAATTTGCACCCAAGCCCCCTGTGGATCCGACAGTGCAGGCCCAGATCGCAGGTCAACAGGCATTGGCCAAGCTCAACAATGACGCTGAGCTGGCACGCGCTCAGGCCCTGCAAGCTGCCAAAGATGCGGCTGACAAGCAACTGCAACAGTTGGCCTCCCAGGAAGCTGAAAAGGAGCGCACATTCAAGATGGAAAATGCTGAACAGGAGCGTAGCTTCAAACAATGGCAGGAGCAAGTCAAGCAAGATGCCAATGACCGGGCGACCGCCATGGCTACGGCTATTGAGAACCATGCTTTGCAAACACAGACCCAACTGGCTGAGTTCGAAGCGTCGCAGAAGGCTCTGCAAGATGCCATGGCGGCACGGGTAGCCCTTGAACGGGATCAGCGCGCTGCGGACAATCAGGCGCAGCTGGAGGTGCTGAAGGCGATGCTGACTGAGCAGGCTGCAATTGCACCGCCCCCGGTTGACCTCAGCCCTATAATTGCTGGCATGCAAAGCAACACTGAAGCCATGCTGCAGCAACTGGCGCAGGGTATTGCAAGTCTGCATGCCTCGCACTCTGCTCCACGGGTTGCGAAATACATCCGGGACGACCAAGGTAATGTGATCGGTGTTGAATCTGTTGTGAAAGGTGAAAGCAATGAGTGAACTTACTGGACAACCCGCCGAAGTGCGCATGACAATTGAAATCAAGAGAGCTGCTACAGGTCAGACTGAGATGTTTGATCTCGTTGGCCATATTGAAGCCCAAGAAAAAGCCGCCGAATCCACCGACCAACAGGAGACACCCGAATGTCAGTAACCCACACCACTGCCGCGCGCAATGCAGCAACCGATGCCGTGACCGCGCTTATTGGCGCATCCGGCAAGCTCGTATTTCGACTTGCAGGTACAGTCGGGGCACCGGGAACTGCCGTTGCTACCTTGAGCTTGTCCGCAACAGCGTTTGGAGCATCTTCGTCTGGCACTGCAACGGCCAATGCTATCACCAGCGATACCAACGCAACCGGGAACGCCTCACCTGTGGCAACTGCTTCGCTGCAGACATCAGGCGGAACGCTGGTGATTCATTGTGCCGTAGCGGCATCGGCCAGTGACATCAACATGTCGAATGGTCTGACTGTAACGGCTGGTGACACTGTTTCCTGCTCATCGTTGACCTATACCGCGCTGAGTGCTTAATCATGCTCGGTAACGGCATCCTTGAGACAACCACAACAACCGGGACAGGCGACTTAACCACGTCTGCGGTGACTGGTCGCCCACGTTTCACGGACAAATTCACGGCGAATGCAACGGAGGCCAGCGCAGGGCATTTTTACTATGCCATTTTGACAAACGACAGCACACCGCAATTCATCGAGTCGGGCATCGGCTATATGAGCGCTGTTGGTACGCTTAAGCGCATCGTGATCTTGTCAACGTATGCGAGCAGCACGTATAACGACACCACCGCGACGGCAGCAACGCTAGCGGCGGGCACGAAGAATGTAATTTGTACTGGCGAAGCAGGGGCTTTGCAGGGTGTCATTCCAGGAATGTCGCAAATAAGCTCCGCTGTCCGTTATGCGTATTCGGCACACGTGTACTCAACTGGTGGCGGCGGTACTCTGGCGTGTACGGCAAACCTGCTGTACTTCCAACCGTTTCTGCACGTATCAGCACGACCAATCGACGCACTATTCATCCGTGCGTCAACCGGGTCGTCAATCAATGCCCAAATTGGCCTTTACGAATGCAATCGTGACGGTACACCTGGCCGCAAGATCATGGGCAGTACGGCAGACACTGCAATGACAGGCGGTAACGTTTACACGGTAACAACTGGTGGGCCTGTGCGCCTTGCTCCTGGTTGGTATTTCCTTGGGTTTGTAGCTGCAACAGGTCTAACGGTAAATGCACAAAACGTAAACAATCTTGGGCCAAACCCGCTTGGGACAGATGGCGTTCAGTATCCAATTGTTTATGTCACATACGCAAATGGCAGCACGACGCTACCTGATCCAGCTCCAACCCCAACAGCTAAGGTGACAAACATAGCAACATTGGCAATGGGCGTGAGGTATGCAGCATGATTGATCTGACAAAGATGTGCGACGCATTGGCGCGTCGTATCGCAGCAGCAGGCCATTGGCATTGCGTTGAGGATGGTGTACCAATTAGCTCTGATGATGTGGCAGTTCAAGCCATCATTGACGCCTACACGCTGGACGACGCCAAATCAGACAAATGCGCTGAGGTATCAGCGTATGCAAAGATTCTGCGTGATAGAGTGGTCGGCACTATCAGCGCAGGAGAAATGGCAAGCTGGCCCATAAAACTGTCTGAGGCAGCTAAGTATCTCCAGACTGGTGACGAAACAGTAGCACCAATGCTATCTACTGAAGCTATTGCGCGTGGCATCACGTTGGCTCAACTTGTCACGAAGGTGGATGGCAATGCCGCTCAATTCTCAATGCTTGAATCTCTGATAGCTGGCACCGATGGAAAGCACCGGGACGCCATCAAGGAATTGACGCAGTTTGCGGATGTGATTCACTACGACTATTCGGCTGGCTGGCCGGGGGTGTAAATGAGCGCTGGCCTGTACTCCGTCGGTACAGTATCGGTTGCTGCGCTGGAGGCGGCAGCTTCCGGTCCTGTAACACACGACACAACTGGAGCACTTTCTGGGCAACTCGGAAGTGTTGCAGGTACTTCGGCGCATATTGCCATACATGGCAGTAGCGGAGACCTGACCGGGCAGGGTTCTTCGGTAGTAGGATCTGCTGCGCGCTTTAGGGCATTCGACACGTCTGGCGCGCTTGCCGGGCAAGGTTCAACAATCGCAGGCTCTGCGGCACGCGCTGGCGGCGCAACAACTCATGATGCGACGGGAACGCTGACTGGCCAACTAGGGTCAGTTGTAGGAACCGCTGCCCACGTAGCTATTCATGGCACCAGCGGGGTTCTGGTCGGGCAAGCGTCTGCGCTTTCCGGAACCTCCGTTCACAATGTTCCGCACGACACGACAGGTGATTTGGTTGGCCCCGGTTCAACTATTGTCGGTTCTGCACTCAACGGTATAGCGTCAATCACCAAGTCTGGTGTTAACCGCCTGTGGTTGATTAATTACTACACCAAAGCGTTTGCTGAGCAAGAGAAGATCCGGGCTGAAGCGCTTCCGGTTCCTAAGACTAAGGTTGCGGCGAAGAAACGCGAGGCTGAAGTTGCCCGCAAGGTCGAAGCGTCGGTTGCGAAGGCTGAAAAGGAACTAGATTCCTTGGCGCGCGGGGTCAAAGACATTCAAGCCGCGCAAGCATTCATTTATAATGCGGTTCAGCAGGCGCAAAGCCAACCCGTTGCTGAGCCGGTGGACTTTTCGGCAGTGGTTGACCGCTTCCGTAAGAAGATGCAGCAAGACGATGATGAATTGCTGCTTTTGGCAATGGTTTTGTAAGGAGAATAGCGTGACGAAAAAGAAAGACTGCGGCATGGCAAAGGGTGGCTCGATCAAGTTGAAGCCTGTTCGCGATGTTGGTGCGCTTAAAGGTGTTCCGATGTCCCCGCTGACCAAGGCCAAGATGCAGAATGGCATCCCGGGATACAAGAAAGGTGGCCCGGCGAAGAAGGGCTGTAAGTGTTAGAAAAAGTCTATAAGGAGCTAATCGAACGTAGAGCTGAGATGGCTCTAGCAGTGTTTGACTCGCCTCCCGGAGACTGGCCGGCTTTTCAGCGGAGGCTGGGCCAGTATATAGAGCTTGCCGCCTTGATTGATATTGTTAAGCAGATCATGTCAGGGCAAGAAAACGACGAATGATCGTCGCCAACCGAGCGCCCAGCGGGTATTTCTGGGTGGTTTTGATAGGAAAACTAGTATGAGTGAAATACGATTTGACAACAAGTGTCAAATGAGCTTTAACACGAGTTCACGCGCTGAAGCTGAAGGCTTTGCTAAAGGTGTCAAAGACTCATTTTCGTTGCTGCAACCGGACGACCACCCCGTAATAACGGTCAGCCAAGTGACTGTCGGTAGTGACTTAATATTTCGCGTTTATGTTGAATGCATGCTCAAGGAGAATTGTTTATGAGTGCCGGAGAAGTTATAGATCCTTACGGGCAGGGGCTTTCGGTGGAACATTTAGAAGTGAATGAAATGTTCCCCGCTGTGGACCCCGAGTTTACCCCTTTTGGGCATCGTGTTGTGGTTCAGATCCGTCGCGTGGTCAATAAGACTGCCAGCGGTATTATCCTGTCCACAGGCACTAAAGAGACTGAGGCGTACAATGGGCAGGTTGCTAAGCTCATTTCTGTTGGCCCATTGGCCTTCAAGAAGCGCACCACGGGCGAAGAATGGCCCGAGGGTATCTGGGCCAAGCCCGGCGACTTTGTAAAGGTTCCGCGTTGGGGCGGAGACCGCTGGACTGTGGACTTGAAGGACGGCTTGGAACCGGTTATGCTGGCCATTCTTAGTGATGCCGACTTAATTGGCGCTTATACCGGAGACGTGCGCAAAGTGCGCTCGCACTTGACATGACCGTGCTGGACATCATGCTGCACGCTAGCAAATCGATTACGCAGCAGCACATTGAAGATTCCATCAAAAGCAAGGAGTTTCACCTCTTTCGCGGGACTCGCCATATTGTTTGCTGCGCTACCATGCATTGCGGCTACAGCGTTGTAGGTGAATCGGCCTGTATCAGCCAAGAGAACTTCAGCATTGAACTGGGCCAGAAATACGCCCAAGAAGATGCTGAACGCAAGATTGGCGCACTGTTGGCTTACGAGCAAGCCCTGAAATTGACTTCTGGAGACAAGTATGAGCATTGAAGACAAAGAAGCCGTCGATGAAGAATTGAAGACGGTTACCCCTGAAGAAGACGATCACGATCCGATTGAATCGGACGATGATGAAAAGACCGCCAAGGTCGATGAGGAGCTGGACAGTGCTGAGACAGACGAAGACCGTGAGGCCATTCGCGCCCGACGTCGAACAGAACGCAAATCGCGTGCTCAACGTAACCGTGAACGCGTGGAAGCCCTTGAGCGAAACCTGCAAGCCATTACCGAACAGAACCGGCAATTGCAGCAACAAGTTAGCTCCATTCAAGACGTCAACGCAGGATCTCAAATTGCTCAGGTTGATGCTGCTATAGCGCAGGCCAACCAAGCAGCCGAGCACTTCAAAGGCATCATTGCCAGCGCGGCTACCAAGAATGACGGTAAGACGCTGGCTGAAGCCACTGAGTACATGATCGCGGCACGCACCCGCGCCCAGCAGCTCACTGAATTCAAAGCCAATGCCACTAGGGCTATGAATGCCCCCAAGCCGCTTGATACCCGGCTGGTCAGCAAGAGTCAGCAATTCCTTGCCAAGAACACTTGGTATGGTGGACCGACCTCGGCAGACCCAGATAGTAAGGTACTGACCGCCTTGGACAACTCCCTGACAGCCGAAGGCTGGGATGCAACGACCGACGAATACTGGGCTGAGTTGGAAAGCCGCGCCAAGAAGTACCTGCCGCACCGCCTTGCGCAGCCTGCTCCGGTCAAGCGTCCGGTCAACCCGGTTGCAGGCAGCAGTACACAGCCCAGCTCAGGCGCTAATGGTGGCGGGTTCACCCTCTCCCCTGAACGCGTAGCAGCAATCAAAGCTGCGGGTATGTGGGATGACACCGCTGCTCGGGCTAAGATGATCAAGAGCTATCGTGACTACGACAAATCAAACGCAAGGAACTAATATCATGGCAAAGATTCAAACTCAAGACGATGAGCGCACCAAGATTGGCGGCGCACTGGACATTCGCGGTGACCGGGGCACTGATGACAACGACCGGGCAACTACTGGTCTGGCATCAGATGACGACTTCGAGAAGTTCATGGAGGCCGAATTCACACAGACTGCGCTACCCAACCCGCCTTCGTTGGCAGGATATCACCTTGTGTGGTTAACCACGTCCAGCCAATATGACAGCGTGCATAAGCGCCAGCGTTTGGGCTACCAGCCGGTGCGTCAGTCGGAGATGCCGGGCTTCGACGCCTCTGGCGGCCAGACCCTTGCTGGTTACGACGGCTTTGTGACCTGCAACGAAATGGTGCTCTTCAAGATCCAAGAGGATCGCTATCAGAAGATCATGGCCTACTATCACCATAAGAAACCGTTGGAAGAAGAGGACGGCGTGGTGGGTCGATTCAACGACAAAGGTGAGCGTTTGGGCGACAAAGACGACGGAATTGACGCCATGGAAAAAGAAGCTGACCTACAACGCCGAAAAACACCTGTATTTTCATAAAAATTGGGCTATAATTGCCGAAAGTGAATAAATGGCTCGAAATTGTTGTCATAATGATGTCCGGTCATTTATTCACCCAACGAGTCTGAAAATCGCAAGGTAGAGTGTTCGCGCTCCCGCAGTTGATTTGTTGACCCGCCAGAGACCGAAAGGTCATTGTCGTTTCTTCATTTTTACAAAGGAGTGCTCAATATGAGTGCAACAGCAGCCGCAGTCGGCTTGGTACCTGTGTACCACCCATCTGGTCTGGACCGCGCAACGGCCTACACCATCAACCCCACTTACAACACCAGCATCTTCAAGGGTGACCCCGTCATCTTGAACGCTAATGGCACCGTTACAGTCGGCACGGCCGCTGCCGCTCTGCTGGGGGTGTTTATGGGTTGCGAGTATGTGGATTCCACTGGCAAACCTACATACAGCAACTACTACCCCGCATCGCAAACCGTTCAGTCGGGTTCTGTCATCACTGCTTGGGTCATCACTGACCTGGAAACAGTGTACGAGATCCAAGCTGTCGGACAATTGAATGCTACGCTGGCAACTGCAATGGCTTACATCGGCGACGAAGCTGACATCACCTACGTGGCCGGTTCTACCTCCACCGGGCTGTCTGCTTGCAACTTGAACACTGCCTCCATGGCCGGTGCAGGTAACCAGAAGCAATTCCGTATTGTTGGTTTTGGTCTCGCGCCGGACAACGCCCCCACGGACGCTTACCCAATCCTGCGTGTGACTTTGGCCAATAGCCAGTTCCGCGTTCCCACCACCGCTATCTAATCAAGGAGTAACCAAATGAAAGCGATTACACTTTTGGCCTCCTTTGCAGCAGGCTTGTTTGCGTCGATTGGCGCAAAGGTTCATGAACTCCTGTTCGGTTACTTGGTTCGCTCTGGCGCGGTTCTTTGCGCTGCCCCTATGCGTTCCACAGACTTCCGTCCGGTTGTTGAGCCGATTCTGAACCAGTACTTCGATGGCGTGTACGACCAGCGTAAAGACGAGTGGAAACAAGTCTTTAACGAAGTCTACGCTACCATTGAGCGTGCTTACTTTGAAGAGCCTGTGGGCTATGGCTTCGGTGCGGCTCCTGAGCTGCCTGATGGTATGCCGGTCACCTACCAACAAGGCGGTGTCCTGTTCAACAAGCGCTACACCTACAAAGTGTTCGGCTTGGCTTTTGCCCTGACCAAGATCTTGGTTGAAGACGGTGACCACATCAACATTGGTTCCACCTTCAGCAAGCACTTGGCTCAGTCGTTGATCGAAACCAAAGAGTTGCGTTGTGCCAACGTCCTGAACCGGGCGTTCAACACTTCCTACCTCGGCGGCGACGGCATCTGCTTGAACAGCGCTTCCCACCCAATCGTGGGCGGTACTTTCAGCAACGTGTTGGCAACCCCGGCTGCGCTGTCTCAAACGTCTTTGGAGCAGATCCTGATCCAAATTCGTAAGGCAGTTGACAACAACGGCAAGAAGATCCGCCTGCAGGGTCGTAAGCTGGTGGTGTCGCCGGACAATGTGTTCCAAGCCGAAGTGCTGTTGAAGTCGGTCCTGCGTACTGGTACTGCAAACAACGACATCAACCCGATCAAGTCGATGAATAACACCGTCGATGCTGATGCCGCAGTTCTGTCGCGTCTGACCTCCAGCACTGCATGGTGGGTGACTACCGATGCGCCTGAAGGCTTGAAACTGATGGTTCGCCGCAAGCTGACCAAGTCCATGGAAGGCGACTTTGAAACCGACTCTGTGCGCTACAAAGCCACTGAGCGTTACATCGAAGGCTGGACCGATCCCCGCGCCATTTACGGCACTGCTGGCGTCTAAAGCCTTCCCGGCCCGTCAGTCAAAAGCTGGCGGGCTTTTTAAAATCAACGGTCAAACTTTTCAAGGAGCAGACCATGCATGTATCTGACGACATTCGCCTCGGCCCAGTTTTAATCCCCAATGCGGACACCTCCAACCCTGCGCCTATGTCTTTGGGCGTAGGTCCCATTGGTCGCGTGTACGTTTGGGATACCGTACCGGCCACGTTGAGCACTACTGCTATTGCAGCTGTTCAAACCCAAGTCGGCGCTGCTAACTTTACACTGACTGCTTCAGGCAATAGCGCATCCAGCGTTACGCGTCCTGACGGTACAACTGCTATTCAGTTGGATGTCCCCCGGGCAATCACGTTAACTGTAGCCACCACTAATCAGTCGGGCGTCAACTTCACCATCACTGGATTTGATCAATATGGTCAACCTATGAGCGAGTTGCTTGCCGGTCCGAACAACAACACCGTCACAGGTAAGAAGGCATTCAAGCAAGTCACCAATGTGGCTTGTAGCGGCGCAGTCTCTACCAATGGTGTGTCAGTTGGAACCTCCGATACCTTTGGCATTCCATATCGCGTGACTGACAAGACCTATGTGGTCAACGTCAAGTGGAATAACACCTTGGCCGCTGATGCGGGTACCGTAACCGTAGCTGACACGACGTCGCCCGCTACAACGTCCACAGGCGATGTGCGGGGAACTTATGTGCCATCCTCGGGTGCGTCTGACGGTTCTAAGCGTTTGGTTATGGTCATCGCATTGCCCGCGCTGGCCGCTGGCCCAAGCGCCACGCGCATTGGCGCCGTGGGCGTTAACCAGAACCTCGTAGTCTAAGAATTGGGCGTCCCTTCGGGGGCGCTCCTTTAACACAAAGGAGCAAGCATGCGTCCAATCAAGCTCGGCCCGTACTCGCCTATCACAGCGCTTACTACGGCATTCAACGCGCAAACGTTCACGTCTACAGGGGCTGCAACTGCGCCGACAACCACCGCGACGTCCGACGGACTTGCCCATCAAGTCACGCTGGTTTCGCCCGTGCAGGCCACGCTCGCCGGGGTAACATTCACTATTGTTGGTACTGATGCTGACGGTAATGCAAAGACTGAGACTGGACTGACCGGCCCGGCTAGTAACTCCACCGTCACTACCACAGGGTACTTCAAGACGGTTACTTCCATTCAGCCCTCGGCAACGATGGGCGGGCTGGTAGTTTCTGTTGGTATCGCAGCGCCCTCGCTCACCCCGACTATCCCGCTTGACTGGCGTTCAATAGTTGCAGCCCAGCATCAAGTTGAAATCTCAGGCACTATCAACTACTCCATGCAGGAAACGTTGGACAAGCTGTTCAATGCTAGTGCAGATACTTTGAGCTGGTCAGCAGCCACATCTGCATTCTCAGCCAAGACTGCAACTGTTACCGGACAGGGTTTAGTGGGCGCTACAGGCGCACGGGTGCTTATCAACACCGTTACCAACGGGGCAACCCTAACATGGCGCGTGGTTCAACCTACTCAAATTAGTGGGTAATTGAAATGGCAACTTCCGGTACTGTCGGTCAAACTAGCATCGATGTCACCAACATCGTTGAGCACGCCTACCGGCGGTGTGGGAAGTTGGCGTCCACTATTTCTTCTGAGCTGCAACTGTCGGCTCGGGAGAATCTCTATTTCTTGCTTAGTGACCTTGCCAATCGTGGCTTGTCGCTGTGGTGTGTTGAAAAGCAAATTCTCGGCATGCAAGCCAACAATATCACGTACCCGCTGCGTCAAGGTACAGTCGATGTGATGACCGCGCTTTATCGCACCAAGACAGACCTGACCGGCACAACAATTAGCGGAGCCGGTTGGCAGGGGCTAGACCTCGGGACAGGTAACGAAACCGCTGTCTACAACGCGGCAATTAGCTTTGCAGGGGTAGCTGCAGCCACACTGGTGCTTGAGTCCTCTGACGACGCGGTAACGTGGGTGTGGATGGCAGACTTTCCGTTTGCAACGCTTCAACCCGCCAACACTTGGTTATCGGTTGACGCTGACAACAGCCGTCAGGTGCGCTACTGGCGCGTGCGGGACACCTCGGGTACTTTGCCGACTTTGGGCGAGTTGACCTTCAGCAACCTGCCATACGAGATTCCAATGGCGAAGATGTCCAATGACGATTACGCCAGTCTGCCCAACAAAACCTTCTCTGTTCCGGCAGGGTCTAAGAGCTTGCAATATTGGTTCGATAAGCAAGTGGTTCCGCGTATCTGGATTTGGCCCGCCCAACAAGTCAGCACTGATCAAGTAGTGGTGTGGTCACAGCGCCACATTCAAGACGTTGGCGCGCTCACCAACACCCTAGACGTTCCACAACGCTGGCTTGAATCTATCATTTTGCTGCTGGCCTGTCGCTGTGCCGTTGAGTTGCCGGCCGGTGAATTGCCGCAGGGTCGTCTTGAGTATCTTGAGGCTAAGTGTGCCGAGCACCTTGCACAAGCTGAGGATGGCGAGTCTGACGGCTCACCCATTCGCATTGCACCAAACATCGCGGGCTACAACCGCTAGAGCAGGCCATGTCCTTGTATATTAACACTGCCGGTAGGTCGTCTAGAAGCGTGGCGGTGTGCGACCGCTGCCGGATGAAGCTGGCCTATGACGACTTGGCCCCTGACAAGAACATTCCGGGACTGCGGGTTTGTGCCCCGTGCTCTGATCAATTCGACCCTTGGCGCTTGCCAGCTCGGATGAGCGAGCAGATCACCTTGCGCTTTCCCCGCCCAGATGCACCCCTGACAGGGATAGCCACTTCTGAAACAACCACTACTGCTGTTGCTGGTGAGGCAATTGCAGGCGAAGCCGTAGCAGGAACACCATGACAACGACCACTTTTGTAACCGGCGTGACAGTTATTGAAGCAGATTGGCTCAATGATGTTGATGCAGCAACCTACGGGGTTAAGCCTATCGCAACGGGAGGCACCGCGGCTGACAATGCGGCTGATGCCAGAACCAACCTGGGCTTGGGTAACGTCGACAACACCTCAGATGCAAACAAACCCGTTAGCACTGCGCAGCAGACCGCACTGAACCTGAAGGCAAATTTGGCTAGCCCCGCGCTGACAGGCACTCCAACGGCTCCCACCGCCGCAGTGGCCACGAACACCACCCAAATCGCCACGACTGCGCATGTTTTTGCCGAGCGCACAGCTACCGCCACGCTGACGAATAAAACACTGTCTAGCCCTACGATAACGGGCTCGCTGACCCTTCCTGCTGTTACCCTTTCTGGCGCTGTCTCTGGTGGGGCGCAGAACGTGGACAATGTCGTTATCGGAGCTAATACCCCGCTGGCTGGCAAGTTCACCACGCTCAACGGAACATCCACCACAGACGCATCAGTATTGGGAACAGCAGGAACTGTTTTAGCTGGCGGGTTGTCGGTTGCCAAGCAGCATATCAATGGCAGCAATATTGTGATGCCCAAGACTTCGGGTGTTGGTATCAAGATTGATACGGCCACCCCGGCCTTTGGTTATAAAGATTTGCTTGGACCAATCGATGTAAAAGGAGCTGGCGCGAATGATCCAACTTTTGCTACCATAACCGGAACAGCGCTCTCAGCTCATTCGTTCTCGGCTTCTGTCATGCAGCAGGCTTGGATTGTGTTCCATATTCCGCATGATTATGTTCCCGGAACAGACATCTACCTGCACATGCATTGGCTTAATGCTGCGGCAGCTCCCAACACTGGAAACGTGATTTGGGGGTTCGAGTATTCTTACGCAAGAGGCTACAATCGAGAAGCCTTTCCCGCCACCTCAACCGTGACTGTAACACAAGCTTGCCCAGCTACTCGATACCAGCATAATATTGCTGAGACTGCGGCAATAACTATTGCAAATTGCGAAGTTGATGGGCTACTTATGGTTCGAGTGTACAGAGATGCGGCAGCAGGTGGAGACACCTGCACTGATGCGGTGTTCGGATTGACTGCGGACGTACATTACCAGTCCACCAACTTGACCACTAAAAACAAGAATTTCCCCTTCTACTCATAAGGTACTAATATGACCGGCTACTCAGACGTTTTTGGGGGATCTTCGGTTCAAGCGGCTGATGTCCAGTTCCGCGCGGTAGCGCTGTCAACTAGCATCTACACCGTTTGGCCTGCGTTTGCCACAACGGGCAACGAATGTGCCCGTATCATGAAGGTGACTCCTAGTGCGGGGTCACTGGCTGTCAACCTGCCAGACGCTACGCTGACCAGCAACGGGATGGATGTGCTGTTCGACAACCCCGGAGCGTTTGCCTTCACGGTCTACGACTATGCAGGCGGAACCGTTGCTACCGTCTCCCCCGGCGAAGTCAAGTACCTGTACCTGAGCGACAATTCAACGGCCGCTGGAACATGGCGCGTGACGCTGTTTGGGGTGGGTACATCGTCCAATGATGCAGCCCAACTTGCCGGCTATGGTCTGAAAGCTATCTCCAGCACCTTGAACACCGCAGCTGTGGTTACCGAGATTTCTGGTAACACGACCGTCACCTTGGCCGACCGTTCCAAGGTGTTTGTGTGGACAGGCGGCTCGGGTACGCTCACGCTCCCGTCAACATCAGGATCTACTAGCGACTTCGCAATCGAAGTTCACAATCAAGGTTCGGGCACGCTAACAATCGCCACTACAGGCGGAGTTGTTATTGATGGGTCTTCAACCATCTCCCTAATCGTCACCGAATCATGCTTTGTCCACATGGGTTCGACTGACTGGTACACGGTGGGTCGGGGGCGCAATACGCAGTTCAACTTCACACAGCTGAACAAAGTGGTGACTGGTGGAACGACAAATTTGTCGCTGACTGAAGCCTCTAGTGTGGTGCAAACCTACACTGGTGTATTGCTGTCCAACCA